TCGGCTCACGGATCATTAGTACTTTCTGGAACATCTAATGTAACACTTACTGGACAGCCAGCTTCTACAACCGTTGGCACTGTATCAAATGCTATTACGGTTACGCTTTCTGGGCAACCAATGGTTTCTTCTCTTGGAGCTGTAAGCCCAACTGGTACAAGTTTAGTCATACCGACTGGCCTACCTATGACAAGCACTGTAGGAACTGCAGTAGCTTTACCTGGCACATTCGTACAGCCAGCAGGTCAACCGATGACATCAACAGTAGGATCACCAACTGTTGTAGCTATACAGAATCAAACTATTGTGCCTTCTGGCTTACCAATGACCTCAACCGTTGGATCACCACAAGTCAATACAAGTAGTACAGTATTACCAGGTAGTCTTTTTGCACCGATATCAGTCGGCTCTCCACAAGTATTCTTAAATGCAGATGTAATACCAACGGGTGTAACAATGACTCTAGGACTTGATTCTCCAGCGATTTACGCATATCAAGAGGTAGACGATAGTGTTACAACAACATGGACAGAGGTTGATGATTCTGTTACAATGGATTGGAAGGACGCAGCATAATGGCATCAACATATTCAACAAGATTAAAAATAGAATTAATTGGCTCAGGAGAGCAATCTAACTCTTGGGGTAATACAACTAACAATAATTTCTCACAATCTATTGAGCAGTCAATTGCAGGCGTTTACACAAAGAATTTAGGAGCATCATCTAGCCCTTATGTATTGACCACGAATAACGGACCACAAACACAAGCAAACAACGAAGCTAGACAAGCAGCAATTGTATTTACAGGTCATGCATCTGATTTTATCGTGCAGTTTCCTGCCGTAGAGAAATTATATTTTTTAAGAAATGCTAGTAGCTCTAATAAAATAACAGCTAGATTAGGTGGATCTGGTAACACTTTTGTTATTAATCCAGGTAGAAACGTATTTATTTCAACAGACGGCACAAATTGGTATGAGATACAAACACAAGGTAGTGATTGGTTAACAAAGAGTGGTAACTATACAGCTTTCGCTGGTGATAAAATATTTGTCAACACTTCAGGTGGAGCAGTGACTATAACATTACCTGCCACAGCTGCTGTAGGAGATGAAATAAGATTTAATGATGTTGCAAATAACTTTGACACACATAATTTGACTGTTGCAAGAAATAGCCATAAGATAGACGGACAAACATCCGACCTAACTGTAGCAACAGAAGGTGCAGGTTTTGCTTTAGTTTATTCTGGAGCAACTTATGGTTGGAAACTATTGGAGAAATAATATGCCTACATATGAATCTATACGATACAAAATTTCTGGAGCAAATATCTCTGGAGTTTTACAAGCATCACAAAACTTAAATGATGTCGCAAATAAGACAACATCAAGAGATAATCTTGGTGTAGAAATAGGAGTCGACGTACAGGGTTTTGTAAATGCAAACTTAGGAACAAACGGAGTTGGTGCTAGAACTGTCGATACAGGAAGTCCTACTGGCGGTTCTGACGGCGATATCTGGTTAAAATATTCATAATGCATGTCACAGTTTTATGTTAAAGATGGCGGTGCTTGGAGAGAAGTAAGCGAATTTTTTATTCGTGATGGCACGTCATTTACAAACAAAACTGTAACAAATATCTTTGTAAAAGACAGTGGCAACTGGAGAGAAGTATTTCAATTATTCACAGCCAGTGCTTTTTCTACTTTAACTAGTGGTCAAAATATAGCAGTTCCTGCTCTTGCAAACGCAGTTCATATTAAAAATGCTGTTGGAGGTGGAGGAGGATCAATGAACGGTCTTGGCTACGACAAAGGTGGCGGTGAACAGGGTGGCCGTGGTGGTGGTTCAGGAGCTTATATATCAGATAAAGTATTTGCTGTAACAGGCGGTGAAACACTAACAGCCATAATAGGAAGTGGCGGCGGCGCAGGAACAAACTCTAGTTTTAACTATAGTGCGTCTGCTGGAAATGGTGGCCCTACTTCTTTATCTGGTAGCACATCAAATCAATTATTTTCACTAGGCGGTGGCGGTGGCGCTTCTTATTCAGGAGGTTATGTACAAGGACCTCTTGCTACGCAAACATCTGGTTCAGCAGGATCTGCAACCATAAATGCAACTGCAATAACAACATTTACAACCACAGGTGGCCTTACACAAGGAGACTCAAGTTTTGCTCAAGGTAGAGCTGGTTCTTTTAATTCTGGTGGTTCTGGCGCACAAGGATTTCCACAAACTGGCCCAAGTCAAGCACCTAGTTGTGGAGGCGACAACTGTGGTATTAGCGGAGCAGATGGAGCCCCTTCATATAATGGACAAGTAACAGGTGGAGCTGGTGGAGGTAGTGGAAGCAGTGGAACTGCAGGCACGTTTGGCGCAGGTGGTGGCGGAGGAGGTAAAGAAGCCTCTGGTGCATCGGGCGGAGATGGTGAAATAACACTTAGATTTATTAGGACTATATAATGCCATTAGCAAAATTAAACATAGCACCTGGTATAGACAAACAAGATACTGAGTATGGTGCGGAGGGACGTTGGGTTGACTCTGACAATGTAAGATTTCACTACGGTCTGCCACAAAAAGTAGGTGGTTGGCAGAAACTTATACCAGATACACTCATAGGTGTTGTAAGAGGTATACACACTTGGACAGATCTTAACGGTGTAAGATACACGGCTCTCGGAACAGATAGAAAATTTTATGTATACTCTGAGGGCACAGCATATGATGTGACACCTCTTAGATTAGAAGCAGCATTAACAAATCCATTTACAACAAATGGCACTACGACAGTTACTGTAGCTCACACAAGTCATGGTGCAGGTCAAGGTGATTTTGTAACATTTGATTCTTTTTCTGCAATTGATGGATTAGACATGAATGCAGAGTTTGAAATTACAACCGTGGTGGATGCAAACAGTTATAAGGTTACACATACAGGCACAGCGTCTGGATCGACATCTGGTGGTGGCGGTTCTGGTAATTTAAAATATCAAATATCAATAGGCACAGATCAATCAGCTTATGGTTATGGTTGGGGTACAGATGCATGGAACGTCGATGCATGGAATACACCAAGATCATCATCAACAGTTACACTTGATGCTCGTAATTGGTCATTTGACAACTTTGGTGAGGATTTGATTGCTACTGTAAGTAAAGGTAAAACATTCCTGTGGGACACATCTAACGGAACAGGTGTACGAGCAAATGCAATTTCTAATACACCAACCAACTCTAGATTTAACTTAGTATCAATGCCCGACAGACATGTATTTTTGTTTGGTACAGAAACAGTAATAGGTAACTCGACTACACAAGATGATTTATTTTTACGATTTGCGTCACAAGAAACAACAAATGATTTTGTACCAACAGCTACAAATACTGCTGGTTCTTTTAGAATACAAGATGGATCAAAGATTGTGTCAGCAGTAAGATCACGTAATGCTGTATTGGTATGGACAGATACATCACTCAACGCTTTACAGTTTGTAGGTGCACCATTTACTTTCTCTCTTGTACAAATTGGTGCAAACTGTGGAGCAGTAGGTGTACACTCAGCTGTAGATGTAAACGGTATAGCTTATTGGATGTCACAGAACGCTTTCTATCTGTACGATGGTGCGGTCAAAAAAATACCCTGTAGTGTACAAGATTATGTATTTGAAGATTTTTCAATTACACAACAGCCAGAAACATTTGCTGGTGTAAACTCAGAGTTTAACGAAGTTACTTGGTTTTATGCATCTAATACATCTAATCAAATAAACAGATCTGTTACATACAATTATTTGGAGCAAACTTGGTATACATCAAACTTAGCTAGAACAACTTGGACAGATTATGGTGTTTATCAACGACCGTATGCAACAAAATATAATACAACTGACACGCCGACTACACCGACTGTGAAAGGTGTAACAGCAGGTGCATCTATATTCTATGAGCATGAAGAGGGTGTTAATGATGATCAATCAGCCATGACAGCTTTCATCACATCAGGCGATTTTGACATACAAGATGGACAACAGATACTGTCCGTAAGTAAAGGTATACCAGACTTTAAAAACCAGGTGGGAACAGCTAATTTGACAATGGGTTTTAAAACATATCCTTCAGACACAGGTACAACAATCAGCAGAGATGTTACTAATACAACTAAATTCTTTGATTTACGTGGCAGAGGTAGACAAACAAATGTTAAAATAACGAGTAATACATTGGGTTCTGACTGGCGTTATGGTACATTAAGATTAGATATTAAACCAGATGGAGGTAGATAATGGCTAAAATAAATACAACTGTATTACCTACAGCAACAAAAGAATATGAAGCTTTACAATTTGATACATTAATTCGTATTCTAGAACAAATAACACAACAACTAAACTTTGGTTTTCAAGAAGATTTAAAAGAAGACTCTACAAGAAGGACTTTTTTCCTTGGCTGATAATTTTAAAAGAGTAAGTGCAACAGGCACAGGATCATTAGTGGTGATAGTTACTGTACCAGCATCAAATTTAAGCACAACACCACCAACAGAACCTGCTACGTTCATACTAAAAAATGTGACAGTTTCTAATAAAAGTGGGGGTGCAGTGACAGCTGAGGTGTCTATTAATGACAGTAGTGCATCTGTAGAAACTCACATACTAGATGAAAGTATAAACAATAACGCTGTAAAACATCTAACTACTACGCAAGTTTTAGAACAAGGTGATACGGTAAAAGTAAAGGGCAGTGGCCTTAAATTTTCAATAAACTTTATGGAGATTATATAATGTCAATTGGTAAGAAAGTACAAGAAGCAGAACAAATTGGAACGGAAATGATTGCAGGCCATGAGGTGCCAATACTAAAACCAGAAGTATATGTAAAAATTTATTGTAAAAATTGTAAGGCTGAAGTTGATGAAGAAGAACAAGCTACAGGTAATTGCAACGACTGTGGTAATCCTTGGGCTTCAACTAAAGCCAAGGATATAACCATCCGTGTCGTTAAAATGCCTGCAACAAAAAGTGAGGGCGGAGACCTTTAACGGTTCTCACACTCACAGCTTTCACAGCGATGTTTATTTTCATCACTTAAGTGTCTTTCTAAATCTCTTTCAGCTGCCATCAGCCTTTCATGATATCTGCTCACCTTATCAGCAAGGTTAGCAATAGCCTTCAAATAATCTTGTTCGCTCATATTTTCTCCTGTTGATTGTTAATTTTGGTGAGAACCTAATGTAAACATGTTTTGTTTGAAATCAACAGAACTTTTTTAAAAAGTTTACTTGACATCGATTACTGCCCAACTTTTAGGGTGTGGCAAACAATGTTCAGTACTAACACCATTTTTCATGGTCAATAATATATCTGCACTAATACTTATACGAGGTATATCTCTCTCATTTGTTTCTGTATAATGTAATAGTTCACTAGGAAATATTACAAAATCTCCTGACTGAACTGGGATATTGTAACTTGCAAAATTAAATTCATTCCAATTACTAATATATTGTTCTGTAGGCGGTATGTACATGCCAGTCTGAGCAGCTAGTTCTTGTTCAAACTTTATATTACCCATGTTGTCATTACGTACATAGTAAACACAACTAAAATGACTTGCTGTGTGTTTATGACTGGCTATGTATTGACCTTTAGTCGTATATGTTGCCCATGCTTTTGTAAAATGTGCATCAAATTTTTCTAAGTCATACCCTTTGGCTATAAAAAAATCTGATATGTGCTTGCTTAGCTCAACAAACAAGTCTTTGTATTTAGATCTACGATGTAAATTATCTACAGCATCATCAAGGTTTGTGTAATTTGTATTACCCATGACATCAGTTGTGGCAGCAACGCTGCCTGGTTTTTCTTTTACATATGACTCTATGTCAGTGACTAATTTTTGATTTATTGAATCGTAATTATCAATTGTACTTTTGTAAATTGTTTTACTAAATAGGCTCCCTAATATCGTTTCTTTCTGCATAACTAACCTCTAAAAATTCTACTTTCGTTACCCAACCTGTTGGTATCGCTATACATCCACCACCATGATTGTCATCCTTGTCTGTACACCATGAGCGCATAATTACAATCTTTTCTTTATTTTTTACTACCATGTATCCTACTTCTTGACACACGGCTAACGGAGCATTAAGTATGTCTTTTATAGGCAACCAGCCTGTTTCTGTATCACGGGCGTCTAACCACGTCACACGGACCATAGGCACCTTTGTAATATCAAAGCTCATTTCTAGTTGCACATTAATAGAAATTTGCCTATAATTATACGATTAATTAGGCTTAATCTTCAAGGCCAGCCTCCTTGCTTAAAACAAGTCATGAATTGCTAAGGAGAACATGTTTAAAAAGATATTTAGAGGAGTAAGAAACGTACTAAAAAGCCCAGTAGGTATGCTTGGACTAGGTGCCTTGGCTCTCGGACCATTGGGTGGAGCAGCTGGTTTAGGTAAGTTATTTGGTTCAGGTGCCATGGGAAAATTTGGCTTGCCTGCCATACTAGGGTTAATTACTGCTGGAGCACTCAGAAATGAAGGAAGAGAAGAAGCAGTAAGTTTCGATGATTTTGAATCCCAAACAAGTAAAAAATATGGTGATAAATTTGGTGGTAGCCCTTTTTTAAAAGACAATTTTAGAGATCTTCAATACAATCCAGCTGATCAAGCTTTTTATGATTATGTTAATAATCAAAACCAATTTAAAAATTATGAAGCAGATGAAAGTGGTAAGATAATTGAAAGAGAAAAAGGTGGTATTGCAGAATTAAATATGGGCGGTAATCCTTTTATGGCTAGACAGAGAATGATGATTGGAACGCCACTAAAAGCATCAAAAGGTAGTGAGGTATCAATTGAAAGTATTATGAATCAAAAAGATCCTACACCAGAAGGTATAGCACAGTACTTTCCACCAAAGATGGGTATGATCTATGGTCCAGGAGGACCAAAAGATGATAAGATACCAGCTATGTTAAGCAACGGTGAATTTGTATTTACAGCAAAAGCTGTAGACAATGCTGGCGGACCACGCGCTATGTATAATTTAATGAATAAACTTGACCCAGAGTCATCAAAAGGTAGAGGTATAATAAGCTAATGGTAACCGCAACTCAAATA